GCAAATTGGTCTTGTGGACGGTGAGATCGAATGATACGTTATCGCCAGAACGATGGAGGGCGCTATGGGCAATAACATGCTTCTCTCGAGCAAGGTAATCGCGTTTGAGAAGGCGGCGGCAAAGAAGCTGGGCAACCGCGGACAGACCGGAGTGACTTCCCTGGTTGGAACCGCAGGGCGCGGCCCGATCGGTGTGGGCTTCGCGTGCTACAGCTTCTCGGAGGTGCTCGCCAAGTATGGCGGCTTCGGCGCTGACTACAGTCTGATCCTGGCAGCGCGGCAGTTCTATCTGGAGGCCCAGGAGGGCACGAAGATCTACTGCATGCGGACCGTCCACTACGACGACCTCCTGGCCGGAACCCACAGCGCAGCGAAGGGTACCCTGACCCTGAAGACCGCAGCGGTGGCGGCGTCGGCGGCGGTCATCGACGGTCTGTGGCAGGCTCCGTGGTTCGTCCAAAACGGGGAGACGCTGGTTGCATCGGTCGACGCCGACCTGGACAACACCCTGACCTTTGCTGGCACCTCGGCAGCGGTGGTCGCCGCTCCTGGAGTGAGCCTGTACCCATGGACCCCCGCTGTGGACACGACCCTCCTGGTGGTCGTGGGGGCGGATCTCACAAAGATCCAGACCCTGACCATCCCCGGGAACGGGGCCACCACCTACACCACCGCTGTGGACGTGGCCGACGCGATCCAGACGCAAATCCAGGACGCCTACGCGTTCGAGGGGGCCGGTGGCATCGACGACCTTACCCTCGAGACAGGGCAGCAGGGTTCCGGGGCCCGCGTCCGCGTGACCGGTGGGACCGCGGCTACGACCCTGGGCCTCACTGGCGCAGACGCCAGCGGCAGCGGAAATGTGCTCGACCTGAGCGCGGTGACCTTCGTTGAGTTCAAGGCGTTGGCCGAGGCGACCTTTGAGGAGGCTGTCCCCGTCGGTGTCACTGTGACGCAGAACACGAACCTCACCGCCAGGATCTCCACCATCGACACAGGTGTCGCGGCGTCCTTCAAGTTCAACCCGACCAGCACGGCCCTGGCCCGGTTCGGATTCGACAGCATCATCCACTCGGGCTCCGACACGGCGCAGTCGGATACCACCCTCCTGACCGCCAAGTATTTCGGAGAAGACTCCGAAAACATGAACATGATCGTCTCCGACGCCAGCAACGGCTCGACGTCGTACTTCGACCTCACGGTCTACGTGAGCGGAGTGATCCTGGAGACCTTCCCCAACTGCATCGTGCTGACGGGCGACGACGACAACGTCGTGACGAAGCTCGCCCACGAGACCAGCGGGTCCGATCTGGTGGTGGCGTCCGACCTGGCCGCGGGCCTGGGCACCCCCCTCCTGGACCGCCCGGTGAACATCACCTCGGCGAACTTTACCGGTGGCGCCGACGCCATCGCCGCGATCGACGACAACGACTTCCTCGGCTCGGTGGTCTCCGAGGTGGGGCTGCATGCCCTCAACACCGTCACCGACTTCGACCTCCTGGTGATCCCGGACGAGACCTCCGCTGCCCTGGAGAAGGGCCTGGTGGACTACTGCCACGACGCCCGTAGCTGGAAGGTCTTCCCGGTCCTGGGAACCCCGCTGGGTCTCAACGCAGCGGCGATGTCGGCGTTCATGGTATCCGCAGCCCTTGAGAACTACCGGGAGGAGGGAGCCATCACCTGGCCCCGGATCCAGATCGCCAACCCAGACAAGGCGATCTACGGGGACACCGACAACATCCTGGTGGACCCGGCCTCCTCCGTCGCCGGGATCATGGCCCGGGTGGACGCGCACCGCGAGGGCGGGATCTACGATGAGCCCGCTGGCGAAGAGCTGGCCTACTTCAAGGGAGCCACCGGGCTGGAGATCCTGGCGAACCGTGAGACCGCCGAGAGCCTCAAGGAAACCGCTCGGGACATCGTCTACCCGCGCCGGGTCAATCCGATCTGGCAGAAGGAGGGTGGGCAGATCTTCCTGGACGGCCACCGGAACCTGAAGGGGGACGGGAACTGGGTCACCATCGCGCAGCGGCGTGGGACCGCTCGGATGGAGAAGATCATCGACGCTGGCCTCGACGTCTTCCGGCACAAGCGGCCATCGGACCGGACTCGTTCGGATGCACGGAACCTGGTCGAGAAGTACCTCGAGACGCAGACGGGCCTCGGAGCGTTCGATTCGGACGATCCGGAGCAGGCGTTCTACGTCGACTTCGGGACGGCGCTCAATACCACGGCTGTCAAGAAGGCCGGGAAGCTCCGGGGACGCACGGGCTTCAACTCGGCGAGCGCCATCGACTGGGTCATCCAGGAGTACGAGCAGATGCTCGTCGGCTAACGCCTGCGAGCGAGGAGGAACGACATGGCAACTGGCAAGCCGCGCAATCGCTACCTCGAGATGAAGTTCCTCGTCGAGATCGACGGAGTCGAGTCATCTCGCTTCACCGACTGCGGCGAGATCAAGGGGACCAAGGAGTTCGCCGAGTACCTCGAGGGTGGGGAGCTTACCCCCGAGGATGTCCCGGCGGGCGTGAAGTTCGCTGACGTCACCCTGACGAAAGGTGCGTCCGAGAACAGGGATATGTGGAACCTGTTCAAGCGGTCCGCAAACTCCGCGTCCCGGAAGGGCTCCACCGACACCTTCACCGCCACCATCGTCCAGCTCGGCTACGACGATGAGCGCGAGGAAGAGTTCGTGCTCAAGGAGTGCCAGGTGGCGGACTGGTCCAGCGGCAAGTGGGACAACAAGTCCAGCGAAGTCCGCATGGAAGCTCTGACCCTGAAGTTCCGCTATCCCGAATGGCTCGATTAGAGCCCTTGGCCTTCGGGCCCCCCAGGTGGAGATACCCCGTGCATTGGCGCGGTGGAGTCCAGGTAGAGAACACCAAAGCGTGTGGAGGTAGAGATGTCAGCAGCCAAACCCGTCATCAAACCAAAGACCAGGCAGATCGATTGCCCCTCCGGGATGGTGGTCGTGCTGCGCAAGATGAAGGTCCGCGAGGAGGACATCCTAGCCGACGTTGAGGCGCATCGTCTCGGTGTGGCCCTGGACGAGGTCCTTGGGGCTTGCACGGTCCAGGTGGTCGACCCGGGCCCGTACCGGCACCTCGAGCGTGGCAGTGGTGTCGTGGTCGACTGGACGAAGATCCTCCAGGGCGATCGGTACTACGCTCTGCTGATGCTGCGGGTCACGAGCTTCACCGATGGCGAGAGCTACGACTTCGATGTGCGGTGCACCAGCGCCACATGCCGAACGCAGATCCCGTGGACTATCGACCTCCTGGCGCGGCCTGTCCGGGCCTTGGCTGCGGAGGACCGTGCGAAGTTCGAGGCAGGTAACCGCTTTGAGTGCGTCCTGCCATCGACGGAAACCAAGGTGGTCTACAGCCTCCCGATCGGTCAGATCGAGCGGGACATGCTGGAGAAGCAAACGAGGTTCTCGACCCGGCAGGCGACCCTGAACCTGATGATGCGGATCGTCGAGGTGGAGGGGAAGAAGCCGTCGCAGATCGTGAGCTGGATCCAGGACTTGGACAGCGACGAGGCGGACTGGCTCCGGGCCGAGATGGAGGAGCACGACTGCGGCGTGGAGACGACCATCGAAGTGGTCTGCGCGAAATGCCGGAACATCATTGAGCGTGAACTCCCTTTCGATCGGACTTTCTTCTCTCCGCGCTCAGGGAGGAGGAAGGTCGTAGACGACCTCGACGAGGGGGAGTCACAGATCCAGGAGGCCCCTCCGGCCGAGGAGGCCCAGGTGCCAGAACCGAAGACGGAGACGGAGGGGGGGCCGCTCAGTACCCCGTAGAGCGCCTCTTCCCGATCACCGGGCAGGGTGTCCGGTGGAAGCTCTTTAGACTCCTGTGGATTTGCTACGGCGGGCAGGGCCTATCAGCCACGCCGGAGTGGGCCATGGATCTGGCCGCGGACGAGGCTGATGTCTACATCGGTCTGATCGAGACGCAGCGCCAGGCGGAGAAGAAGGAGTTGGAGTAGGAAGTAGGAGGTCAACGTGGCGCTAAACAACATGGGACTCGGCTTCCTGTTTACCGCCAAGAACCTCGCCAGCGGCCATGTCAAGGGCCTCCGGAACGACTTCACTGGCCTCCGGACAGACGTCGACAAGACCCGAGCATCCTTCACTCGAAATATGACTGCGATGGGAACTGGCCTCGCTGGTATGGCAGCGGGGGGCCTGCTCCTCGGGGCGCAGTTCAAGCTGGCCAAGGCTGCAGGTGAGTTCGAGCAGGGGCTCGCCGCGGTCGGGGCCGTGACCCGCGCTACTACCTTGGAGTTGAAGTCGCTCGAGGACACTGCGATCAAAGCGGGTATCGCCACGCAGTTCTCGCCGAAGGAGGCGGTGGAGGGACTCACCTCCCTGGCGACCGCCGGGCAGTCGGCAGCCCAGGCGACGGAGACCTTGATCCCCGTCCTGGATCTGGCTGCCGGTTCTCTCGGCCAGCTCGGGGTGGCGCAGGCAGCGGAGGCCGTGGTCGGTACCCTGAATGCGTATGGCCTGGCAGCCGGGGACGCGGCGATCGTCACCGACAAGTTGTTGCGCGTGACTCAACTCACCAACTTCCAGGCCAGGGACTTCTCCGTCGGGTTGGCGAAGGCAGCGGCTGCGGGTGGTCTGTTCGGGCAGAGCATCGAGGACACCCTCCTGGTCGTGGGCCAACTCCGGAACATGAACATCGACGCATCCTCTGCCTCGACCGCGTACCGGGAGGCGACTCGACGGCTGGCCTCGGACCAGAATGCGCAGAACGCGGTGACGGGAAAGGGCGTTGACATCTACGACAAGCAGACGAAGAAGATCCGGAGCCTCGTGGACGTGATGCAGGATCTGAATGTGAAGCTGGCTGCCTCGACGGATGAGGAACGGAACGCTGTCGTGGCCCGCGCCTTCGGTGCTCGTGGCCTCATGGCTTTCAGCGCGATTGCCCGTGCGACAGCGACGAAGGTCCTTCCCGATGGAACGAAGCAGATCCTCAAGGGAGTTGAGGCCATCAAGTTCTTGCGCGAGGAGTTGACGAATGCCGGGGACACAGCGGCCGAATTCAAGGACCGTCTCCTGGACACCTTCGAGGGGCAGATGACCCTGGCCAGGGGGTCGGTGCAGACCTTCACCACGGTGGTGGGCCAGGACATGGCTCTGGCGCTCCGGCCCGCTGTCGAGGGCTTCATCAAAGTGATCAACCGGATGATCGAGAGCTGGCAGGCGTTGCCTGATTCGACCAAGGCAGGCATCGCCAACTTCATCCGGATCGCCGGTGTGACCATGGTTGCTGGGGGCGCCATGATCTTCCTCTCCGGCGCGATCCCGCTGCTCCTGCGTGGGCTTGGTGCGCTCCGTGCAGTGGCTCTCGTGACTGCGGGTTCCCTCCTGCGGATCGCTGCTCCGATCGCCGTCGTGGTCGGGGCTGCACTCCTGATCAAGAAAGCGTACGAGGAAAACCTCGGTGGCTTCGCCGATTGGATCGACGGCGTTGTGGGCCGGGTGCGCCTGGCCTGGGACGGGCTGGTGCAGCTCTTCACACAGGGAGGGTTCTCTGGGGCCATTCGGGAGGAGCTGGGCAAGGCAGAGAATGCCGGGATCAAGCAGTTTGTGATCGGCGTGGGGATGCTGGCCACTCGCTTCCGTGCTATGTGGGATGGGGCGATGGAGGGGATGGCCTCGGCGTGGGAAGCGGCAAGGCCTTCGCTGGTCGCTTTCGGGAATGCTTTCGGTGGAGTGCTGGATGCCGTCGAGCGGGTGTTCACTGCCCTGGTGGGTGGGCGCAGCGCCGTCACCAGCAGTAGCGCGTCCTGGAAGAGCTTCGGCAAGACGATCATGGAGACGGTGGGGAAGGCGTTCAACTTCATCCCCGATTCCGCTGCGTTCATGTGCGGCCTGGTCGAGCAGATTTTCAATGGGATGGCCTCTGTCTTTGAGGGCATGGGGAGCCCGATCGATGATCTGGTGAGTGGGTTCGGACATATCTGGGGTGCGGTGGAGGGCGTGGTCGGGATCTTTGACAGCCTGCTTAGTGGGACAGGAAGCCTCAAGGAAACCCTCAGCGGCCTGGCAAGCTTCCTTGGGAAGGTCGTGGGGGTCGCTGTGAAGGGCATCGCCATTGCCTTCGACACGGTGGCCGCTGGGATCGAGGGCGTCATCGGGTTCGTCAAGGGCGTGATCAACTACTTCAAGAAGTTGAAGGACGCCATCTGGAAGGACTTCCCAGGGGTCGCAAAATTCTTCGACGAGACCCTGCCCGCGGCGTTCAAGAAGATGTACGAGTGGTTGCAGGAGTGGGTGATCGAGCCGATCGTCAGCTTCGGCCAGGAGGTGGCCAGGGTCTTCAAGGCTGCCATCGACAAGATTTCCAAGGTCGTGGCCGGGATCATCATGAAGATGCCCGCCAGTTACCTCCCCGACGAACTGGTGGAGTGGGCGAAGGCCAACCGGGCGATCGAGAGCACGCCCGAGTACAACTGGTGGAAGGACGTATATATGGGGAAGTATGCCCCCGAGGGTTCGATAAAAACCACCAAGGAACAGGGGGCCGAATTCGCGAGCACCGTAACTGCGATGAGAGCCGATCCTGCGATGGCGCGCCTGGTCGAACTTCTCGATGCGCAGGCTGAAGCCAAGGGGCTGGAGATTGGCAAATCAGAGATCGTCATCAAGGTGGGCGAGGAAGAGCTGGCCAGGGTCAGTGCATCCATCGACAGGAGTGGTCGCATGCGGAACCTTGAGCAAGAACCCCTCGGTGCGGAGTAGCAGCGATGCCTACGATTGAGGAGCAGGAATCCGTCATCCAGCAGGCAGTCCTCGAGGCGATGGGGATGACGTTCAAAACGACGGCCAACGTGAAGCCGAAGCTCCTGCTGGTGGACATGGCCAGTGGGGACGAGTTCGAGGTGCCGTTCAACCCGACCGAGTTGGTGACGACGGTGGTAGCGAAGTGGGCGAAGCTCCTGCCCATCGGACACACCACAAGCCGGATGCACTACGAGGGGACCGAGAGTCCGTCCTTCCCCATCGATTTGCTGCTCTGGCTGAAGGCTGTCGAGAACGAACCTGGTAGCGGATTCTTGCGAGATATCCAGGAGATCCAGCGATTCCTGTTGAGCCTGGTGTACCCAGCCGAGATGGCGTCGACGGTCCACTCGAGCGCCCCCCCGCGGGTGCTGGTGATCTGGCCGAACGAGGTCAGCATGGTCGTGCGGGTCGAGCGGGTGGTGATCAGGCGGATCCAGTTCCGAAACACAGACCTTCGATCGATGGTCTCAAGGGCTCAGATGCAGGTCACCGGGATCCGTGGCAGCCGGGTCTCTTCTGAGGAGGTCCGCGAGACGGGTCTGCTGTGGCCGGGGGAGGTTGCGTTCTGATGGGACCTCGAGCATGGAGCCGCTACATCGGGTACCGCGCTCGCATCATCACAGATCCGAAGCGCGGGGACATCAGATACCTTGATCTCCCTGATCCTGTTGGGTACCGGGACCTGCCAGGCACCCGTGTGATCCCGGTCAGAGGTGGGGAGACATGGTACCAGCTCGCCGCTCGATCGTTCCCCGACTATCCTCGGGGGGGAACGGTCCTCGTCTGGTTGCTGATGGATTTTCAGCCGACGCCCGCGGTGGATCCGGTCGAACTGATCGAGGCAAGCCGAGTGGTCTACGCCCCCGCTGAGGATGCTGTCCCCGACCTGATGCGGAGCCGGCAGACCGTGAGCATCGCTGGGATCTAGTGAACCCTGACGCCCCCATCCTCGTGATCCGGGCCGTCCGCCGTTCCGGCGAGACGGAGGCGTTCCCGTTGCCGCTACTAGACTTCCGAGTCGAGGACGACGAGCGCAAGGTGGACACTGCCAAGTTCGTCATCGACAACGGGGACCTCCGTTGCTTCGCTCCGCCTCTCTCTAAGTGGTTGGTGCAGGGGATGATCCTCGGTTGCCGGTGGGGCTACCCCGGGCGGCTCAGTCGGGAGTGGCACTTCGAGTTGAAGAAGGTCACTGGGTTCAAGCGCTTGAGTCTGGAGCTGCTCGGCAGGAAGATCCTGGCCCACGCTGATACGAAGACGCGCACCTGGGAGGGCATCCGGCGCTCCGACGTGGTGGCCCAGATCGCCGACGAGCTTGGGTACTCATTCTCGATGCAGGATATCCAGAAGACAGACGAGGTCTTCGATCACGTCGTGCAGGCCCGGATGACCGACGCCCAGTTTTTGACTTGGTTGGCCAGGCGGGAGGGGTTCGAGTTCTGGATGGACCCCGATGGTATCCACTGGAAGCCGCGCCCGGCAGACAAGGATCCCGTCGATGTGTACGTCTACCACATCGGTGGGAGCAATGCGCGGGTGCTGAGTTTTGCTCCCGAGTCCGACGTGTCCACCATCCCGGCCCGGGTCCGGGTGCGGACCTACGACCCGCGGACCAGGGAGGTGATCGAGGAGGTCGCTGACAACGAAACAGTGACGGACCTCCCTACCACCGGGGGCTACTCTCCCGTGGGCTACGACGGGGACGTCGACGACAGCGAGTTCGTCACCGAGAATCAACTCGCGCTGCGGGAGCTCCCGGAGGCGATCATCGATGTCCTGCACGACGCGTACGGAGTGACCCTTGCTCCGTCCACCTCGGCGGCACCGACACCAACGCTGCTTGAGGAGGTCGATCTCGAGACCGGTGAGACGACCACTACCCTCAAGGGCGGTGCAAAACTCACAGAGGAGGTCGACCGAGCTACCCAGGAACGCGTGATTGCCTTGCCCATGGGGTCCAGGACCGAGGCCCGCAGGATCGCCAGGGCAGCGTACCAGGAGGCCCGCCGGCAGGTGGTGAAGGCCACGCTCACGATCATCGGCGAACCGGAGCGGGAGGCCCGGCAGGTGATCGGACTCCATGTCCCTGGCGTGCCGATGTTTTCCGGGAAGTATTATGTGGAGAATTGCGTCCATCACCGGAAGGGCGGAGGCGGATACAAGACAATCCTGAAGCTCAATTCCGACGGCCTCAAGCGGGCGGCCGGACCAGCGAAGGTGAAGACCGCCGGGAAGGAGTCTAGCACCGGCGACGAATTTATGGGGCCGCCGACTCCGGAGGGGACTGCGTACAATATTGGCGAGCAGACCGGGCAGTCAGCGAACCCAGGTGTCGAGGAGTTCGAGGCTGTTGATTTCGAGAGCGGCCAGACCGTGACGGAGTATAGGCAAAAGTGATGGCAGGCGGAATGCACAACGAGCACTTGGCGGGGATGAAGGTCGGCGAGGTCTGGAGCGTCGACGATCCCGATAAGCAGAAGCGGGTGCAGGTGTTCCTCCCCGGGATCGCCGAGCCAACTGGCTGGGCGCGGCCACTCGGGTTCGGTGGGCGGAAGCGTGGGCAGGCGTGGAACCTGAAAGAGGGGGACGTAGTTGCAGTCTGGTTCGCCGGAAACAACCCTGACTACCCTTGGTACATGCCTGCTGGATTCGGCGACGACGATCTCCCGGACGAGGCCATGGATGGGTACCCGGAGGTGCAGGTTTTCAAATGGGACTCGTTCGTCCTGATCGTGGACGAGAGGACCGACTCCCCGCGGGCAACGCTTCGGTCCACCGACGGAACTGAGATCCTGGACATGGACGGGAAGGCAGGCACCGTGAGGCTCTCTGGGATCACGAAGTTGCTCCTGGATTCTGTGGGGCAGATTGACATCGACGCTCCGCTCGTGACAATCCGGGGACGCCCGGTCGCCGCCGGGACCGACCCCATCTAGGGGTTGTGCGAGGGCCGTGTGTTCCTGTAGGATTGCGTCTGAGGTGATAAGAATGGCTGGTCAACTCGTAGTACTGAGGATGCCGTTTCGGGCTCACGGGAAGGGATGGGCTCAGACCAGGACTGCCACAACCATCATTCAGCAGGCAATCCGTCGGGTGACGAACACGCGTTGCAGTACACCTCGCAGCGTCGGAGAGACCCCCTGGGATCCGACACGCGGGACGAAGACGCATCTTCTGAAGCACCGGCGGGGTCGTTCCATCGCCACCGCGGAACTCGCACAGCACTACATCCTGGACGCCCTCGATCGCGACCTTCCAGGGGTTCGGATCCGATCGTCGTATCGCACCACCGGGCCGTCCTTTTTCATCACCATCCGGTGGGCGGTCGGCGCGGCGCTGGCGCGAGTGATGACCGGGGCCCCCGTGGAGCGCACCCTAAACGGCGAGTTCGAGTTGGAGGTTTGACCGATGCCACAGCCAACCCCGCTCTATGTCCCTGATCCGTTTCCGGACTTCACGAGCCTGGACTACGACTCCATGCGGGCCAGGATTATGGCGCTCGTCCAGCAGGCGTTTCCGAATCTGGCTCTGATCCCCGGGATCGAGACCCTGATCCTTGAGGCGATGTTCCACGCGGGCGAGATCGTCGTCTGCCGGACGGACAACGAAAGCCTGGAGTCGAAGTACGCGACGGCGCGTCTGCGGAGGTCCATCGTGGCGAAGGCAGGGGCGATCGGCTTCGCTCTCCCCGGGGCGTCGGCGGCCATTACCACGCTGCAATTTTCCATCAAGGGCGGGGGGACGCACGCGAAGGACATCCTGATTCCCGCAGGGACGAAAGTCCGGACCGCGGGCCTGACCGATCCGTTGACATTCTCGACGACCGCAGACGCCACCTTGATCGCCGGGAATTCGACCGTTGATGTGGCAGCGTCCCACAGCGTCTTGCACACGGCGAACTACACGTCCACGGGCCGGGCCTGGCAGCAGATCGAGCTTCCCAACACTCCCTACCTCGATGACTCCGAAACGGTCATCGCCGGGAACGGGGCATTCACGAGGACCTCGGCCCTGGCACTGGCGATCAGCTCGGACCTCTACTTCACCCGGAAGGTGGACGCGAACGGCAAGGCGAGGATGCTCTTCGGGAACGACATCACCGGAGCGATTCCCACCGGGAACATCGCCGTCTCCTACCGCACCGGTGGCGGGAGCGACGGGAACCAGGTGGTCGCCGGGATGCTCACGAGGCTGGTGGACTCCATCGCTGACGTGGATTCGACGCCGGTGCGGCTCGCTGTCACCAACACCACGGACGCCGACGGCGGCGGGAACATGATGTCCAAAGAGATGGGCAAGGCACTGATTCCGCTCTACGCCACGGCGCTGACCCGCTGCGTGGGGCGCGAGGACTACGAGGTGAACGCGCTTCGGATGCCGACGGTGGGCCGGGTCTTCATGGCTGTCTCGGACATCGATTCGACGGTTGACGAGAACTCCGGGATCCTCTACATCATGCCCAACTCGACAGAGGCAGAGACAGCTTCTGCTGTGCTGATTTTGCAGGCCTACACCTACCTCGAAGACAACTATCCATGGCCCGCCACCTTCGATTTCCAGGTGCAGGCTGCGATTTTCAAGACGGTGGACATCACTGCCCGGGTGTGGTTGCACCAGGGCACCACTCCCTCTGTGGCGCGGGCCAATATTCTGGCTGCGCTGCAGGCGCTCTTCCGGCCGAACGACTCGGACGGGACGGTGAACGACGCGATCAACTTCGGGTACTACTACCTCGACGTGGATGGAGATCCCGATCCTGCTCTCACATGGGGAGACATCTACACCACGGTGAAGCTCGCCTCTGGGGTCCGCAAGGTCGAGGAGGACGACTTCATTCCCATCGACGACGTGGTCCTGACACTGCGCGAGTTCCCGAAGCTCGGAACGCTGACGCTCATCGATGGCGACACAGGGCTGGCGATTTGATGGCTGTCCTCAACGGCGACTGGAGCGTGGGCGGGCCCGGTCCCGGGGACGCCGACGCGTGGGTGCTCTCGGGGATTCCCAAAGGCGAGTACTGCGCTGAGTACACCGAGACGGACCCGCCGGTCGCCGGGGATCTTGTCGTGACTTGCCGGGACACATTCTCAGTTGAGGCAGTGGCTGATCCGATGCTGTCTGAATTGGCTGAGTACACTCAAAACGATCACGATGATCCGGACGACCGAGTCGAGGACTTCGAGGCCGAGTGGCCGGCCGGCGCGTGGTTCTATGATAACCTGGTGGGGATCGAGGGAGCGGAGTACGTGGATGAGGTTCTCGGCGGGACGCAGCCCGTGGAGGACTTCGAACTGGTACCGAGTGGGTTCGCTATTGCCGGTGCTCTCTACGCGGACGACGTCTTCGGTGGCACGCAGATCTACGAGGACTTCGAGCGAATTGCTGACGGCAGCATATTCCCCGCGACCAGTGCGATCTACGAAGGACCCTCCCTGTGGGAGAGCTTCAATATCCTGACCTTCTGGACCGATCCGGAAGATCAGATGACAACGATGTAGGGGGACGCCATGGGTGCAGCAGATTGGACAGTCTTCACGAACAGTTTGGATCCGGCGGTCTTGGATCGCGGGGCCACAGCGGGCTTCACTCCTCCGGCTGGTGGCGGGAGCTACGTCTACGGGTTCAACAGCCTCCAGATTGTCTCGGGAGCGTCCGCGCTCTTCACCAACCTGGTGAACTTCGCGCCGCACATAAACGGGTGTCGCCTCAACGGGGCGCTCCTGCGGCACACCTCTGGCGGGACGATCGGATTTTCGACGTTCTTGATTGCCTGTGCGCAGGGCCCGGACATAGCGGACAACGCGTATCTCTTTGGCCTCAGCGACAGCAATCCGGCGAAGATCATCTTGGCCAAAGGGGCCATCATCACAGGGGTTCCGGAGCCCGCCGATCCGAAGGTCATGCGGGTCAGCGACGAGTCTGTGGCGATAGCCACCTGGGCTCACCTGCGTATCGACATTATCCGGCAGCCAAACGACGACGTGCTCCTGAAGATGTGGAAGAACGATCTGACGGTCAACGACGTCGGTGTTCCGGTGTGGGAGGTCATCCCGGGCATGGCAGATTTCATCGACGACAATCTCGGCATTGCCACCGGCAGCGCGCCGTTCACCTCTGGTCGATCTGGCTACGGATTCGCCGCGACCGACGTGACCCGTCGTGGCGCCGTGGACCACGTGCAACTCTACCGCCAGCTCTAGGAGGACCCAGTGGCGCAGCCAGGCCCCCTCGCAGCCAAGGGCATCCTCCAGGGGCGTATTGCCGCTGCTTCGGCAGGATGGCCTGTGCGCTCTGGTACGGGGCCAGACGGTGCGTTCGTGAGCCAGGCGGGGAGCGAGTTCGTGATGGTGCTTGGGAGCCGTCGGGTAGCGGTGGACGTTGTGGCCGCATTCGCTGGGGAGGTCGTTCAGGTTGAGCAGACAGCGGACCTGTCCGATACCGAGGTCATCACCTTCGGGTACCATTTTCAGCAGGCGCCTGTGAACGCGGACGGGCTCTACTGGACCCTGGTTGTCCTTCTGGATTCGGTGGAGCGGTATCGGCACCAGCCAGCGCCCGGGACGGAGGCGTTCTTCACCCGCCGGCAGATCTACGTCGAGGACCTGGCCGGCGACCACGATATCACCATGCGCCTGCAACTCGAAGGATAAGATCCAATGGCGAACCCTCTTCTCACCTCAGCGTCTCACGAGGCAGCTACCGACACAGTAGCGGTTGTCTTCGACCAGGTGATGGAGATGCAGGGGGACCACTCGGTCCTCATCCCGTCGATGTGGCGTCTCCTTGTACAGGCGACTGGGCTGCCGGTGTCTGGGCTGACGATTATCGGCGTAGGGGAAGACCCAGCTTTCGGCGATGGGATGCACTTCCGGATCTCGTTCGTTGGCTCTCTCGCTGCGACGGTGGGGTACACCGCTGAGGCGAGCGGATCGATCTGGAGCGACGCCGGCGACCCCGTCAACGGGGGGGTAACTGATACGGAGAACTTCCTCGGGGTGGTTCTCGACGCTGCGGAGGACCACTACCTGCCGTCCCTGTATCTTGGGCGGCTGACCAACTCGAACCCAGGTGCGGCTTCACCGGTGATCCTCAACGAGGTCCCGGAGGAGAACTCACCGTTTGCGGACAAGGACGGATGGATCTCCTTCGAGGCCTTCCACCTGACCGGGATCTCTCTCCCGGGTGCAGTGATCACGGCGAACGGCTCCATTGCTTTCACAGGCTCCGCATGGCAGGCGGGATGGGAAGGCTATCTCGACACCCTCCCCGGGCCAGGTGTTCGGTTCAACTTTCATCGGCTGGTGGAGTTCGATCCCGCCGAGGTCGTGGAGGTGGTCGTCGAGATCCTTCCGACCGGCGTTGGTGGCGCTACCAACACCTCCTGGAAGTTCCAGATCGCTGAGGAGACCGCGCCGATCCCGCTGTCGGCTTCTGCCGATGATCTCCGATCGGTACGCGTGACGATGTCTGAGGCGGTGCTCTCCGAGGACCCGATCGGCGCAACCGACGCTCTCAACCCTACGAACTGGATCATTACCGGGGTGCCGCAACTCCGGTCGGACCGATATGTGCCAGCTCGGGTTTTAGACATCGTCGGGGTGACCAAGATCAGCAGTACGGTCTTCGTGCTCGCCCTGGACGACTACCTCTCGCCGGACGGGCTCTACGTGTTGCACCTTGAGAACGTAGTGGACCTTGCGTATCCGATTCCCAACGTGGTTATCCCGGGCGATCCCGCTGCAGTGCCCGATGAGTTGGTGAGCGAGGACCCGGTTCTGATTGGCCTCCAGGATGGGCAGGTGCAGTTCACCGCGGCCGGGAGGCGTCCGCGCTACAACCTGTTCATGCGGGCTGCCACAGCGGATGACCGCCGGCAGGACCTATCCGGGGACCTGCGACGGATCCTCGGGGTGCAGCAGGACACCCTGGATCTTGGGCTGATGCTCGCCGATTCGTTTCCGGAGGTCCTCGAGAATCCGGACACGGCTCCCGAGGAGTGGCTGGATCTGATCCTCGCCGATATGGGGAATCCGTTCCATTGGCTCGACCTGGACGTGGGCAAGAAGCGCGTGCTGGCAGTGAACCTTTGGTTCTTCTTCTCCCTCAAGGGGACGGCGGAAGGGATCGAGGCAGCGGTCCGGTTCCTCTTCGACCTGACCCCCGTGACGGTGGTCCCGGCGCTGCTGACGACGTTGACCCTCGGGGAGTTCGGTGGGGACGCAGGTGTCGGCGACGGGTCGGAGTTGGGAACGGAGGAGTGGATCCTGGGGCCGAGCGCTCTCTATGGGAAGTTCTCCTTCGACCTCGAGGTCCCTGTCGTCCTGGACGCTGAGACGAAATCGAAGGTGCGCATGGTGGTGGAATGGATGAAGCGCGCCGAGGAACATTTCGAGAACTTCATTGAGCCAGCGGTTCCCGAGGATGTGGACCACTGGGAAATTGGAATGTCAGAGCTAGACGTGGAAACTGATCTCCACTAGAATTTGAGGCGGGAGGGAAGCATGCGACTTTATGATTGGTTCTATCGGCAGCGGGTCACCGAGGGCGAGATGGACGCAGGATTCGGCGCGGTCAACACTGCGCTCTTGGCCATGCGGACCACGCAGATCGAGGGTGTCTGGATGGGTGCATTGTGGGGTGACCCTCCCCAGGGTGCTCCGCCGGTTCCGCAGGAGCATGCTCCGCAAAATATGACCGTGGACATCCCGGGCCCCCTGCGCGCGTGGGACTCCCTCGGGAATCTTCTGTTCGATCCGACGATTGCGATCAATGTCGATTGCAGCGCGGATTACCAGGGGCTACCCACAGCGGTCCTCCTGAACGTGAACGAGAAGCTGGTGACGATTTGCGTTGCGTTCGACTGGGTTCTTTCGGATCCCAGGGTAGACGGCAACGGCGACACGGTCTATTTCCAGAAGGACCCGTCTGTGGTCTATGAGGTGTACCAGGGGGCGGAAGCACTTATCGGTGCGGCGGTTGCGCCTGCCATTCCTGCTGATCGCGTTATCCTCTGCGACGTCATGCTGAACTGGAACGATCTCACGATTGCCAACGCGGATATCGATACGGATCGCTTGCAGATCGTGCGGAAGAACTACGACCAAAGTACGACGCTGGCGAATAACGGGGTGTACACCAATTTCCCAACGACGGGATTCAGCGCTGCATCTGGCCCAACGGTCGGCAATGCTTTGGACGAGATCGATGGCTGGATGACTGGGCACCTGGACGGGACCGGCCCCCACCACGATTCGGACGACATCGACTTCGACAACGTGGTCTCCGGGCTGGCGGCGACGGATGTGAAGGGCGCCCTGGACGAGATCGACAATACGGTGGATGGGCTGGTGTCCGGTGCCGCAATGTGGGATACCGACGTGCGGTTCTCCGGCCTGATGGTGGACCCCAGCACAAACCAGGCCCCGGTGAATGGGGAGATCCAGTTGTGGGATACGGCTGGGCAGTTGTACTTGCGAGGGGACGACGGCGCTGCGGCCACGGACTACTCCACCCTGCTATTCTCGCCTTTGGCGGACGGTGGGCTGCTTTTGACGCAGGCGGACAACGCGGCGAACAACGGAATCTTCTTCGATGTCCAGGCGAATTCGGACGCGTATGCTGGATTGGTCCACAATCTATTCGACGACGGTGGTACCCCGTCTGGCCTGTCTTGCTACGTGGGTACCCCCGTGGATCTTTCCGTGGCCCTACATGCGGAGACGGCAAAAGGGCTGGCGATCAACGCGTTCTTTGGCGGGCTGAACGCCAGCGATCCATTCGGTGTCAAGGTGCAAAACCGGGGGGCGGATTCGGCCAGCTCCAGTTGGGGGGTGTCCGTTTCGGATAAGTCCGGGTTCGCTGAGAATCCGGCCAAGGGCCACGGTTTTCACGCCTTCACGAGGAGTGCCCAGTACGGTACTGCGTCCTACGGCGCGTGGTTGGAGAACAACGACGCGGGAGCGAACGGGTACCAGACCCTGCATTTGCTGCCAAAGGACGGCCTGGGGATCTATTCCCGGCAGGACGGTGGCTATTTCTTCGACGTGGCGATTGACGGCGCAGGGGCCCTCGGTGGGTTGGTGGCTGGCACCGGCCCGGTCGGTGGACTGTCGATCATTACTGTGGACGGTACCACGTATGGCCTCAATCTTTATCCAGACGATCCCCTGGACACCTTCACTGCCCTGCTGCGGATGGCGCAGACTGCGACCGGGTTGCTCCTGTCCGGCCTGATGGATCCGGCGCAGGATTCGATCGAGTTGACGAGCAGTGCCGTTGTTGGAGATTCAGCGAAGGCCGGGATCAAGGTCGATTATACGCTGGCTACGACCAACGATCCGGTGCCGTTCTGGGGGGTCTGTCGCACGCATGCGGGGTACGCGTTCTACGCGGAGAAAGGCGCGTATGCGATGCAGTCCCCTATCGACACCGACGTGTTTACTTGGGGCGCCCATGACGCAGCGACGTGGGATGACCAGTATTGGAATGCCTTGCTGACCGGAGCTCCTACTGGGATTGCATGCGACTACGTGAAATTGGCAAAGGATCTGGAGATTCCGGCGTCTGTCTTGCAGCGCAACCACGTGACGAAGCGTCGGATAGCCACTGCCTGGGCTCAGGTCGCAGATACCGGGGCGCTGGTTGGCGGGCACTTCAATGTGCTAAGTGTGACCAGGACGGCGGTGGGCGTGTACGAGATTCTCCTGGACATCGACGGGACACCCACGGGGCGATCCGTCCAGGTGACTACTAGCACCCGCGGTACCGCGACTGAAATGTTCTCCGCTTCGGTGGTGAACCCGCTTGCGAGTCCGATCGTGGTCAAAATTCAGAGCGTGCTTGATTCTGGTGGTGGAAGCTGCGCGGTGGCGCTGATCAACGAGGATTTCACTTTTACCGTGTTCCAGGACCGATAGTCTGACCAGGAAGGTGCGCCCATGCGATCACGGATGGGACAGCAACGCAGCAGCAGCGGGAGAAGCGGACGTGGACCTTCAGGAGATCAGGCAATTCTTTCAGACGGTGGGGTTCCCGGCAGCGGTGGCGATCTACCTGCTGTGGCGAGTGCAGCCCCTGCTCCAGAAATTGATCGACGTGAGCCAGCGCACCTTGGCAGTGGTGGAGATCATGGCCACGCTGAAGTGCGCGAAGGACGATCCGGTGGCACTGGAACGGATCCGGCGGATTGCCGCTGGTGAGAAGGAGGGGCCCTGATGGGAACGATCTTGTATTTCGTCCTCTTCGGGGCACTGGTGTTCGTGGTGGAATTCAGGCATACCAGGATGCGGTCCACCTGGGATGATCTGGCTGACATGCTGGGGCGAGCTGAGTCAATGGAGATAGAGGCGTGGGTGCCGACGTCGGTGCCCATTGGTAGCGGTAGAGAACAACGGAGGGAGATCATGCGACGATTAGGAATGACGATGGTGATCCTGGTGGGCCTGGTGCTGTGGCACGCGTTCGTGGTGCCGCCTGTGCGCGGCGAGGACGTGACCACTGCGGCGGTGACGGAGTCCCCGGAAGAGGCGGCGGAGATCCGTGGCCTG